GTTACTGATGATCATGCTTGTTATGTGGGACATAGTACGTTTGATCCGGGAATGATTTGTGGAACTGTAGCTGCGTGTCTGCTTCGTAAATTGATGAAGATTGGAGGTGTCGCGATTAATGATCGTGCAATGGTGTTACCAATGAATACGTTGACATCTGCTGTTGGATACAAAATCGAGTTTTCAGTGATTGATGAAAATGGAACTATTGCTTTAGATAGTAGTTTTGTTTTTCTTGCTGCTACTAATTTCTCAGGGATTGTTGGAGGTATGGGCGATTTTCAAACTTTTATTCGTGAATCACTATTGAATTCGAATGATATTCTTTTGAAGCCATACATGTTGACTTTGTATCAACAGGATATTGTGCAAATTACGCCATCTGAGGTTTCAACTTATAGATTGGTTGCTAAAATGGATCTTTCCGAGGAGATTATTGATCTTCAGATTCATTCAGAACTCACTGTGCAGAATCGTACAAATGCTGCTCAGGCTGGAGCTGGTTCATTTTATACTACTGATCGTACTGATAACCAACCGTTGAAAGGGAGAATTTATGAATTTAGAAATGCTGATCCTAGACTTCGTATATCTAATGCTGGACAAACTTTAATTGATCAAGTTCCTATTGATGGTGCTATTTTAATTCGAGCTGCTGATCTTGGTACTGATTGGCAGAACGTTCCTCCCCCTAATCAGTTTGCTAATATTACTAAAAGTGGATTGTTGAAAATGGATCCTGGAGTTATGAAAAAGGGTTATATCAATTATTCTTTTCATGGAACGTTTCTTAATATGTTGGTGAAATTGCGTGTTGGTGCAACAACTGTTGTTGGCACTATTACTTATGCTGCTCGAGTTCTTGGTTATTGTCAGTTAATTGGATTTGAAGAGGAAATGAGAACTCCTTCAACGAATCCAGTTGCTGTTGCTTATGAAAGACAGTTGACTGTTGGTGCTACTTGTAAAACGAAGCCAGCTGCACCTCTTAAAGCAGGATTGGAGATTAGTTCAAGAAATATGCCACTACCTTAAATAAATTAGTTATAGTGAGCTTTATTCAAATATCGTGTATATCTTCGTAATTCAGATCTTAGATGGAGGTTGTAGTCTTCATCCATTTCTTCTCCTAATAGAGGATGTCGGAGATAAAAGTTAAGTCGTGCAATGGCTTTTCTAATATGATCATATACTCTAGTATCTGCTACATCGATGTTCGAATCCCAAGTACGTTCATTTGTTAGAGTTTCCTCTTCTTCAGGAACAACAAACGGGTTATTAACAGCATCTTCAATAATTTCATGTTCGTTCATAGTTACTATTAAACTGGGGGATTGTCTTCCTTTTATACTAGTAGACCGCGTGTTTAACCGCATGACTGACCGCTGACCGCACAGTACCCCCCCTCTAATAAAAAAATCTGCTTACGTAATCATCGCACTTCCACCGACTTGGCCCCGGAACCGGGGAGGGGCCTTGGAGGTGGTATATCATAGAGCGGAAACGGTAGTTCCGGCTACCGTTTTCAAGACAGTATTAACAGATCCTTACTAAACGGGATAGTTTGTAGTTAGCCCCGCAGGGACCACGTGGAAGCGAGACTAAACAGATTTTCGCGTGGGTATATAAGCACAGAAGGTCCAGCAATATTATTACCTGGACCTTCTGTGCCTGTGCTTATCTGAAACATGTCGCGCAATCGTAATTTCTGCTTTACATGGAATAATTATAATGACGAGTCTAAATTATTCCTGGCAACTGTCAGTTGTAAATACGTTGCTTATAGCGAGGAGGTTGCACCTACCACAGGCACTAAACACTTACAAGGATATATATCCTTTACTAACCCCAAAACTCTCTCTCAAGCTCGGAGTGTACTAACTGGTTGCCACGTGGAGACTATGCTTGGATCACTTTCTCAGAATGAAAGCTACTGCTCCAAATCAGGCGAACTCATTGAACGTGGGGAAAAACCAGTTAGTAATGATAATAAGGGTAGAGCTGAAAAGCTCAGATGGCAGAATGCTCGTTCTTTAGCCAAAGAAGGAAAACTAGATGATATTGATGCCGATATCTTTATTCGATGCTACTCTACCCTCAAAAGAATTAAATCAGACTACGCTGAAAAACCTGCAGCTATTGACCCCATTTGTATTTGGATCCATGGAACTACCGGAACTGGGAAAAGTCATGCTGTCGAAACTCGATTTCCTAATTGTTATAAGAAATGTATGGACGATCTCAAATGGTTTGATGGATACGCAGGAGAGGAAGCTGTATATCTTGAAGATATTGACAAGTATCAAGTTAAATGGGGCGGAGTCCTTAAGCGCCTTGCTGATCGATGGCCTATGCAAGCTTCTGTTAAAGGGTCAATGGCTTACATTCGCCCCAAATATGTTTTGGTTACAAGCAACTATCGAATCGACGAAATCTGGACAGATCCTCAAACTGTTGAACCGTTACAGCGGCGTTTTAAGGAGATAGAGAAATTAACGCAGGAACAAGATATTGACTTTTCCTAAATAAAAAATGGCTTATGCTCGAAAAATTGTCAGAAGAAGTACAACTTACGGTCGCAATTATCGCAAGCCTGTTTACCGCCGTAGGACTTTTCCGATGCGCCGTCCGGTCCCAGTGCGCAGCTACAAGAAACGTTCCAAGAGATTTAGAAGATAATTAATATATTACTTTTCCTTAAAAAATGAAACGAAAGTATTCTAGTTCATCTTCAGGTTCTTCTAATATGAGGAGTTTGGCTAAGTTTGTTACTGGAACTGCCGGTGGTGCAGCTGGATCTTATTTTGGTCCTGTTGGAGCATATGTAGGTGGTGCAGTTGGTGATGCTTTTGGTGATTATGCATTTACAGAAGAAATGGATAAAGACTTTGAAGCTTCTAAAAGAATCCGCTTAACCCAAAAAATTACATCTATGGGTTTTTATAAGGGACCTTTTAAAAAGCCATCAAAGTTTAATTTGAGAACCTTTGAAGGACGTTATACTTCTAAAGGTTATGTGCAACGTCGGGAGACAAATGGAGTGGTTACTGATGATCATGCTTGTTATGTGGGACATAGTACGTTTGATCCGGGAATGATTTGTGGAACTGTAGCTGCGTGTCTGCTTCGTAAATTGATGAAGATTGGAGGTGTCGCGATTAATG